CTGGGAGATTGTAATGATGTTTTTACGACTACAAACTCAATGGAATGTCTCAATGTCAGGAGTAATTGGATTGAAATATGAGGTCTTAGAGTGGTTTTGCCGTCTATACTTAGTTGACGATGCTAGAGCCATGTTGGAAGGTATTCAAACAATGGAAAGAACAGCATTAACAGTATTCAATGAGAAGGATAAATAATGGCTGATCCACATACCACGTTTAAGATCAAGGCCCAAATCGAAGGTCTTGAAAAGGTACAGGGTTTAAAAAATGCAGTAAGGGGATTAGCAAATTCGGCTAAACCAGCAGCATCAGAAATAACACAGCTAAGAATTGCGGCACAGCAATTAGCTACAGCAAATAATTCAAGTACAAAACAAATAAAAGCAGCGATAACAACTTTTGAAGTTCTTCAGGCAAATGTAAGCACAACAAGTCAGAAGTATAAGGAATTGACTGCTGATATTGATCGAGCTAGAGCGAGACTTGCAGCATTAAACGCTACTGCTAAAACAGGCGGTGGTTTTATGGCTGGTGCGAAAGCTGCTGCACCTACGGCCTTGGCTGCTGCTAGTGCTTCCTTTCTTCCTTCTTCTGCTCAGTTTGGTGCTTTTGCTGGTTATCAAGCTGGTGGCTTAAAAGGTGGTCTAGCTGGTGGTGCTATTGGTTTAGGTCTAGCTGGTGCGGTTGGTATAGGTAATCAAATTAAAGAATCTGCTCAATACGCTGCACAAATTAGTCGTCTTGAAATTGCTTTACGGGCTGTTACTAAAACAGGGAGAAATTATGCAAAATCTCAGGAGATTATTCAACGAGCTTCTAAAGAATTAAATGTTCCTATTGATGTTGCAACAAAACAATTCACTCAACTATCGGCTTCTGTTTTAGGTTCTAATGGAACCATTGAAGACGCTGAAACAGTATTTAGAGGTGTTAGTGAAGCTATAAAAGCAACAGGTGGTAACGCAGAAGATATTCAATCTGGTATCCGAGCGATGAGCCAGATATTTGGTAAAGGCAAGGTTTCAGCAGAAGAATTGCAGGGCCAACTCGGTGAACGTCTTGCAGGAGCCGTTGTTAAATTTGCTAAGGCTAATAATTCGACACTAGAGCAATTACAAAAAGACTTGAGGGATGGAACTGTTGGTTTAGATAAAATAATGAAATTTGCAGAGCAGTTAAGAGTTGAGCATAAGCAAGGTGCTTTAGATATGGCTGCTTCTCAAGAAGAAGCTGGTGAAAGAATGAAAGTTGCGTTGAAAGATTTACAAAACAGCTTTGGTCAGTTCTTTAAACCTGTTGGTGCTGGTTTCCAAAATATTATTACTTGGATTGCAAGGATGACAGAAAAACTTATTGGTGCAGCAGATGAAATTAAGTTAAAGCGTTTAGAAGATCAATTAGCAGATTTAAAGCTTGAGTTAGCAAGTGGTTTTGATATGGGTGGACCAAGTACGGGGATATTAGGTGCAATCCCTAAACAAAGTGATAAGAGTAAAACAGCATTAGAAGGTTTAATTAAAACAGTAGAAGATCAAATAAACGCTATTAAAGGTGTAGGAGAAGAGACAGACAAAGTAACTGAAAAAACGAAAAATATGGGAGATACAGCAAAAGAAATTTGGGATGCAATGAAAAATGGTGCAAAAACTTATGCTGAATCTATTAAGTCTATGGCAGAAGAAATTGGTGATTTAACTCAAGATGTATTCAAAAAGATGGAAGATCAATTAGTTTCTTTTATTAGTACTGGAAAACTAAATTTTAAAGAATTTGTTAGTTCAATATTAGAAGAAATGACAAGAATCATGGTTCGACAAACAATTATGAAACCGTTCACTGATTGGTTTAGCACCTTATCTTTTGCTGCTAATGCCAAAGGTAATGTTTACGGTAGCAATGGTATTGTTCCCTTTGCTTATGGTGGTGTAGTTAATAGTCCTACTCTCTTCCCTTTTAAAAATGGTACTGGGTTGATGGGTGAAGCGGGTCCAGAAGCAATCATGCCCCTCAAGCGTGGTTCTGATGGTCGTTTAGGTGTAGAAGCTGCAATGGATCGTTATTCCCCTGCTTCTGGTGTTGGTAATAATAATGTCACTGTTAATTATGAAGGTGATGTTTTGCAATTTAACAATGAAGATTATGTAAGAAAATCTGATGTAGGAGGCATTATTAATGCAGCGGCTAATGCAGGTGAATCACGAACAATGAAGAGTCTTAAAAACTCACGTAGTCAAAGAGCAATGATTGGTTTATGAGTCTTACAGCACTAACAACATTTATTGAAATCAAGAATAGAGATGGCAATGTCGTTTCAGATATGCGTTATCAGAATGGCAAACGTGATGTTTTTAGCCCTGAATTAACAACAAATACGACAACTGTTCAAGCAACGGACTATACACGTATAGAGAATGAAACAAGTAATGATTATTTCAAAAAAAATGGTAATTATATAACTTTTGATAGTGAAAACTTTTACTTTTTACCCTTTATTTATAGCGGTGCAAGCAGGACACGAACAGGCGACAACCTTGCTGCCAGTTTGATTTTAGCTAACAATGTTTTAGCAATGAATCATGCAAAACAAGCAGTTGACCGACAATGGCATATTAGAGTTGCGGTTTGCGTTGTTGATCCTTCAACATTTAACTGGAAACGAACTCTCACTGATGAAAGTTGGCTGGCTTCATCTATGACTTATGACCCAGAAACAATTGAAGTTGTGTTATCTAGTGCTATTGATGCTGTTGGCTCTAATGCCCCTAACAGGACAATAACCACGACAATGGTTGGTGCTTTGCCATCTAGTAGCAATATCCAAAACTTGTGAATCCTTTTCAGCTAATAGGGATGCCATATCGTCTTGGTGCTGATCCTGTTAAACATGGAAAAGCTGATTGTCTTTCTTTAACACGTACTGTTTTAGCTCATTATCAAATAGCCAGTCCTAATCCAACTAGAGATTGGTATAGACGTTTAAAACGTAAAGACTATGGAATATTCAAAGAACAATTAGAACTATGGGGAACTCGAACAAAGACACTTAAGATAGGCACAGTTGGCCTTGCCAAGTCTGGTGAAGGCTTTTGTTTGGTAATTTATTTTGAGCAAGGATGGTTAAGTTGCAACAAAACCGAAGTTCGATGGGTTCCCCTAGACTGCCTACAGGTAGACGAGTATTACTGCCAGTCGAATTAGAGTTAATTGAGTCTTTAAAACTTAGTGAAGATGAGTATTGGCATTTTGTAGATTTAACTGAAAGTCAAAACGGTAAAAGACCTGAAGGTTATGAATTAATACCTGATATACGTGCTGGTGATCCAACTACTTTTTTTATAAGGTTGGCGATCATGGTTGTGCTTGGATACATCCAACAGCGGATGGCTCCAAAACCTAGAGCACCTAAGAAACCTCCGAGTTTAACAACAGCAGATATATCGAATGATAGAAGGTATGCACCTAGAGAGGGATTTGATTCGGCTCAGTCATTGGCCTCAATAGGTGAAACTATACCTCTTGTTTTTTCTAATACAGATATAAATTCAAAAGGTGGCGTAAGGGTTAATTCAAAACTCTTATGGTCGCAGATGCGAAGCTTAGGAGCTAGTCAACAACTAAGAGCAATATTTTTACTTGCTTCCGCTGATCTTGGAGCGTTACCAGAATTTGCAGGTTTCGCAATTGGTGATTCAACTTTAAAAAATTACGTTAATGCAAAAATCGCATTGTATGTAATGGCGAATGGGGGGAGAGCAAAAGAGAACGGCGACGAAAGATATGATTCAGGAACATTGGCAGATTGGCCTGATAATGATGCCTTTTCTGTTTATTGGGATGATACAGATACATATAAAGACGATGTATTTAGCGGGACTAGAACACCTCAGACAAACGTACAATTTGGCGGTTTTGCTCCAATGCCTAACGGCATGATGTTTAGAGTTCCTTATGAATTAGTTTTAAAAGGTAAGAATTTAAAAGATAGTTTAAAAATTGATATTGATAAAAAAAGATCAAAAATACAAACGTCTTTTACTCGTTTATGTGGTATCACTTCGGCAACGAACCAAGGGAATAAAGGTTCAAAACTAGAATATGCAATCTTTGGGAATGATGTTACTGATGGTTGGGGTGACACCTTCGAGCCGTGGGGTTTAGAAGATGTAAGAAATTCTGTTAATTCAGGTAGAGAAAATATAGATAATAATATTAATGTCGGTGATATTTATTTAGTTGGTTCAGCTATTGCCGTTTGTAATAAGAAAGAATATCGAGATGGGAACAAAGAGGGTATATGGAAAGTTGGTTCTACTTGTGTTGCTCATCTTGAAGTAATAGAAAGCGGTGATATTTATTGGGATTCAAAGGCAGGAGAAGAGGTTAAAAGACCTTATGAAAATCTAACTATTCAACGTTGTGCGGTTGCTTCTGTTGCTAACAATACAAGTTGCCAAGTTACAGAAATAGGACTTAAATCAACAGTTTGGAGACAAATAACAGGTTTTCCAAATGCCAACAGTCACCCTGGTTCAATTGATTATGCCGCCGAGGTTGGAACGGTTTACGACTATGAGCAAGAAAACGGAAATATTCAACTTGGTCAGATCAACAAATATATTCATCGTTTAAGTTTCTTTAGATTATTTGCCAGAGTTGCAGGTGCTACAAACGCATGGGAGGCAATTGATGGGGGTAAACCTTTCCTAGTAAAAAATAATAACCCTCTACCTTTTTATAATTTCATTCGGATTAATCATAAAAATCTTTATCCTAATCAACTTGAATTTCGTCTTGTTCCTTATCCTGGTAATTTAGCTAAACAAAACTTTGAGGATCAGAAAGTACGTTTGATACATCAACATACAGCCACTAATTCTGATGATCCTGTATTAGATGATATTTCCGCAACAATTAACGGTAAGTCAATCAGTGTTGTTTATCCAGGTCGATTAGTTGAATTAACGGCTAATTATATGTCAAACCCTGAATATTATTTAGGTGATTCAGGCGGGGTAGCAACAACAGGCGGAACAGTAACCTCAATGCACAATGATAGATATGGGCCAACACCTGACTCTACAAAATTTGTTTTACAAGAAACTCAATATGAAGATGATTGGGAAGATGATACATATTACATAGAGATTGAATTTGATTCTGATGGTGAATTTGAGGGTGCTATTAGTTACTACTGGAATAATGAGCGTGTTATTTATCGATCAGGATTAACGGAACCACCAACACAATCAGAATTTGAAAATAATACTGAATGGGCATTTCAAGCACCTGATGGCTTTTGGTACGGGCCAGGCTCTAACTATGGAGGGGATCTTTACCACATAAGAAGATACACAAAAGAAGAAGATTCAGCCCTTGTTTATCAACCAGCGACAGAAACAACGGCAACCGCTGATAACGTCACAGCAGGTGCAACAGGTTTAACTTTAGAAGTAAAAGTATTTAATAATGCTCCTATTTATTCCTCAGTATGGACGGTAAAAAATGGAGGGCAAGGCTATTCAGTAGGGGATACTATTTTTATTAATTCGCCAACGCCTAACGATGCGAATAGACGGTTTCATTTAGGGGTTACAAGTGTCATCAATAAAAGTGGAAGTCTTGTTAATAATGGTGCATGGCCTGAAAAAGTTGGGGATAAAATAGGTCGAAATTTAAACCCTTATGATGCTGTTGCAGATTTCGTTTTGTACGATGGGGAAAGATCAAGCCATTTAGATAATCCTGAACACAGTGTCGTATATGTGAACGAACAGTTAATTACTTCAGGGATGCAATATGACAAATTAGCAGTTGCAGGTTTAAGGCTTAATAGTGCTAAAGAGTGGTCAAGTTTTAGTTCGTTTAGTGCGTATATAAAGAAAGGAATTAAGGTCGAAAGATTAATAAATGATTCTGGGACTGATCCCGTTAATGATTCTGATGGTGTTGATAGCAACGGAAAAGGTTCATCTAATATCTTGCCTGAAATTGTTTATGCCTTATTAACAGATAGCACGATAGGAGCCGGAAACTTAATCGGAGTAGAGGCAGTTGATAAAGAAGAAATGAGAACAGCGGCTAAGTTCTGCCACGCAAACGGGTTTTATTGGGATGGCGTAATTACTGATTCGCAAAACTTACGTGAATTTATTTTCCAACAAGCATCAACATCATTTTTAGATTTCGTTGTTAAAGGTGGAAAGTTTTCATTAGTGCCAAATGTTCCTTATAACTTAAATAATTATCAAATGGTTAGGGGTGCGACGTTTGCATCACCTCAATCAACAAACTTAAAAATTAAAGCCTTGTTTACAGACGGCAATATCAAGGATCTAAAATGCAGTTTTCTTAGTCCAGAAGAACGAAAAACATTTAGGGCTAACGTTATTTATAGAGTTGAAAAAACAAATGGATTTGCAAAAAATAAATTGTATTCTTTACGTCTTGATGACACTCAATCAAATAGCACATGGCAAAGAGGTTCAGAACAAGATCCTGTTGAAACCTTTGACCTATCAAATCATTTAACGTCTGAGACTCATGCAGCTAAATTTGCAAAGTACGCATTAAGAACAAGGCAATTAGTTGATCATGGAATTACTTTTCAATGTGCTCCTCAATCAGTAATAGGGCTAAGTCCTGGTGATTATTTCAGGCTTTATTCAGAAGTAACACATACTTCTCGTTTCTCAAACGGAATAGTTTTACCCGATGGCACAATTCAAAGCCAAACTTCTATTAGTAACGGCGATAGTATTTATTATTGGAATCCAAATGATGATGCTAGGAATGGTGAAGCACAGGCTGGCACAATTTCTATTTCAGGAACAAAAGCAACAGGTCCAGCAGGTATAAGAGGAAGTGTGTTTACAAAAGCTCAAAGCAACGCATCAGATCGTATTTATAAAATTGAATCTTTGAGTTATGGAGAAGATGGTTTGATTGAGGTCGCAGGTAGTTTTGTACCTTTAACAAGCACAGGTAAGTTAGCTGTTTTAGACTGGACAGAAAGCGATTTTACTTAAATGGCCCAAATAAGTTTTCCTCCTGATATAACGCCAACTTCTAGGAGTTATAGCCCTGGTGAATATCCACAGACGACCTTTCAAGCTCAAAATGGAGCAAAGACTGTTTTGCGTTATGGAAATAAGAGATATGACTCAACAATGAAACTTGAATTTAAAAATATTACTGATGATCAGGCTGCTGAAATTCTTGGTAATTATGTAAACATTAATAGTGATTGGGATTATTTAGATTTTAATGGAACTGATGTTTTAAAAGGTATTGAGCCAACTAATAGCAATCTGACAAATTACATACAAGAGGACGGGTTGCTTTCTGGTTTGCGTTGGAGATACTCAAAACCTCCACAAGTAAGTAGCGGAAAATATAAAGGTCTTAGTAATGTTTCGGTTTCTTTCGTAGCTTGCATGGATGGGACTTAGAATATCAGCATTGATTTCGGTGCAAGCTATTGGCGTACTCATCAGGTAAAGACGGCGAGCTTTATATAGACGATGCTGCTACTGCGTCAGCACGTGTGAAAAGCTGGTCACTAAACATCAGTCAAGAAACGATTGATACTACTTTTTTAGGTGATACAGATCGAACTTTTAAAGAAGGTGTTCGCAGTATTTCAGGTGCATGTGATATTGCTTATTACAGTGATGCAACTGGAGAATCAGATGCTAAGACATTAATTAATAAAATCTTTAAACAACGGACATCATCAACTGTTCCAGGGACAGCTGCCCCACAGGCCCCTATACCTACGTCTGGTAGTAATGCTGGAAAACCTTCTTTTACAAAATTAAAACTAGGCTTTAAAAATCATATTGGTACATTGCAATATTTTGAGGTAGAGGTGTTATTTACTTCAATGTCTATCACCTGTGCTCAAGGTGAGATATTTACTGCTTCTGGTAGTTTTGAAGTCAATGGTGCTCCTACTGAGGTCAGCGTTTAATGCCTGTTTACACAGGACAATCAGGCTTTATTGAATTAAGGAGAACTTCTGGGCACTATGTTCGTTCTTCTTTAGCTCCTAGTGCTGTAAATACAGCTAGAAAGCGTTTTGGTGTTGAAAACTTGCTAGGGAGTATTGTTACTGGAGATAAAATTGTCATTAAATCAGCAGATGGATCTACAGCTTTAGGATTAATTTCTGGGCATACAGGTGTGGAATGGGCTGGTTATGCAGCGGTTGATGATCTTGGTGGCTGTCGTTTATATGCAACTTTTCCTCATGCAGTAGCAGGTGGGGCTACTAATGCTTTAACACTTACTGCACCTTCCTCGACAAAAGATATTTTAATAACAACTGTTGATACATCTTTCAGACCGTTAGGAAGATTAACCAGCTTTAATTTCACTACCAATCGAGAGCAAATACAAATAGATATTTTAGGTGATCAATTTAGACAAATGTTCGATGCTGGAAGGATACAAGGCCAAGGCTCATTGGAATGTGAATGGGAGCACCGTTATGTATCAACTGATCCAGGTTTTACTTACAATCAAGAATTTTCAGTTTATTTGGCTCGATTGCTAATGAGATTAAATCAAGGTTCTGATTTTTTTGGTCGGTTCTTTATGTATAGAGAATCAGGAGGCTCATCAAATAATGTGTGGTATGAAGCTAATGCACAGATTACAAATTGTGGTGTTGCTGTTCGTAACAGAGAAATAATAAAAACACAGATAGATTTCATTACTAATGGTCAATTTGAATTACAGGTAGGTGCAACACCTGGTTATGTACTTCAAGAGAACACTGATTACCTACTTCAAGAGAGTGGAGATAAAATTTTCTTAGAGGATGACGCAACTTAGTAGGCATAGCCGTCTAAACTACTAGGAAAGAGTTAAGAGTCAATGGCTGATCTACAAATTACGCAGTTGCCAGCGGAGACAGGGACGGTTGCAAATACTGATGTTTTTGCAATGGTCAATATCACGGCTGCCGAGACTCGCAAGATCACTACGGCTAATTTATCAACAGCAATATTCGCAAATTTAAGTGCAGGTGGTTTAGCAGCATCAAAAGTTGGGACGGGTTATTCAGGTGGATCTTTAACAGATGGAACGGTTACAAATGCAAAACTTGTTAATTCATCGACAAATTTCGGCGGTGTCAGTGTTGCTTTAGGTGCATCAGATCCAACTCCAGCTTTTAACTTAAGTGATGCTACTAATTACCCTGCTTCGGCTTTAACAGGCACAATAACGAACGCTCAACTTGCAGGGTCGATTGATAATAGTAAGCTTTCTAATTCTTCTGTTTCTTTTGGTGGAATAAATGTAAGCCTTGGTTCTGCTGATCCAACACCTGCCTTTGATTTAACCGATGCGACTGGATTTAAGACTACAAATCTTGTAGGAACAATAACTAATGCACAGTTAGCAGGATCAATAGATAACTCAAAATTAGTCAATTCGTCTATATCTATAGGTGGTGTCTCAGTCAGTCTTGGAGCAGCATCAGCCACACCAGCCCTAAATCTTTCACAAGCAACTGCATATCCTACGACTTCATTAGTTGGAACTATAACTAACGCTCAACTTGCGGGAAGTATTGACGCATCGAAATTAGTTTCAAATAGTTTGACTTCTGATCAGCTAGGGGCAAATTGCGTTGGGTCGTCAGAACTGGCAAACAACGCTGTCGATACAGCGGCAATACAAGATGGAAAAGTAACTAATGACAAGGTAGAGACATCTACTTCTTCTACTACAGGTTTAGATGGTGCTACAAAAATACGTGCTGGTAGTGTTCCGGCAAGTAAGTTAGATGCTTCAACGGTTGGCAATGGTCTTGCTATTAATAGCAACGTTCTATCAATCAACAACACGATCACCGGGGCTACTTCTCTCGGCTTGACGTTCTCGAACCAAGGAATTTGTACGGGGATAGCAGCTCTTCAAGCAAGTGACCTTTCTGGCGTTCTGGCAACCTCTAGTGCTGTTGGTGTTGTTAAGGTTCCAAGTAACGGCGGGTTATCGGTTTCGGGTTCAGGTGATCTTTCACTTGCTTCTACAGTTACAGCCCATACAACAAGAGGAATAGCTGTTAATGCTTTTGGTCAGGTTACGAGTGTTAGTGCGACGGTTCCATCAAGTGCATTGCCTGTAGCTAGTACAACTGCAATTGGAGGAATAAAAGTTCCTAGTACGTCATCACCTTTAACCGTCGATGGAAATGGAATTTTAACGATTGGCGTTAGCGGAGTTACAGCCGGAACTGGATTCACTAAGTTCAACGTAAACGACAAAGGTTTGATTACGTCTGCTGGAGCTATCACCGCCGCCGAGATACCAAATATTAGTGCCGCCTTGCTAACGAGTGGAACTTTAGACGTAGCAAGATTAGGAGCTAAAAGTATTGGTAAAGAAAAGTTTTCAGACACTTCAACAACGATCTTTGGGGCTGTATCTCAAACAGGTTTCCCCAGTTCAAGTTATGCGGGGGAATTTTTCTTTGACAGCGTAGAAGAAGATTTATATATACATGATGGAAATGCTTGGCAACCTGTAACGACTCTTACTAAAGGTTCATTGAAGTTAGGTGGGGTTTATAACGCTTCAAATTCAACTGTTTCGAGTGTCACAAGTCATGGTTCGAGCGTAGGTCTTACAGTTGGTCAAAACTTACCTTCTCCTAGCTCTACAACTGATGCGACATATTTAATAGTGGGAACTGGTGGAACACCTAGCGGGATTCCAAATGGTCCAACAGGTGAACTCATTCCACCCGACTACTTGCTTTCTGTGACCTCCTCAACGGGGTCTGTATGGGTAGAGATCGATTTATCAACAACAGTGTCCTCGCCAACAGCGAGCAATGTGTCGGTAATTAGCGGCTGGGGAGGTTCAGCGACAAACGTACAAAACGCATTAGCAGAACTAAGCTCAGGAAAGCTTGGTTTAGGCGGTGGAAATATAACGGGAGAATTAAAAATTGAATCATCGGGGTCATTTGCTTTTGAGGGAACAGCTAACGATTATGAAACTCGTTTAACAGTCGTTGACCCAGGAAGTGCTGACCGTACAATCACATTCCCTGATGCTGACGGAACCGTTGTTCTTCAAGGCCAGTCAGCGGTAATCACCTCGGCAATGATCGCTGATGCAACGATTGTTAATGCTGATATAAATGCAACAGCAGCCATCGCACTGTCAAAACTTGCAGCGGTTTCAGCAGGGCAGATTTTAGTAGGAGCTAGTGGAACAGGAGCAATAACAGCGGTAACACCTACAGGAGATATAGCCCTTACTTCAGCGGGTGCGTTTTCATATGTAGCAGGTTCGATAAGTAATGCAGACATCAACGCAAGTGCAGGGATTTCAGCATCAAAGATAGACGTAGCAAGTACAAGCCAGGCGGGTTGTGTTCAGTTATCCTCGGCAACAACATCAACATCAGCAACTAAAGCAGCTACACCAGCCGCAGTAAAAATAGCGAAGGACGCAGCCGACGCAGCACAAACAACAGCTAATGCTGCCCTTGCTACTACGGGTGGTGCTTTAACGGGTAACTTAACTCTTAATGCTCAATCACTTGTTCGTTTTGCTGATTCAGATAGTTCTAATTTCATTGCTTTAAAAGCACCTGCAACAATTGGTTCAGATATAACTCTCCAACTCCCAAGCGTAGCTCCTGGGGCTGGTCAAGTTCTTAAAGCTAATGCGTCAACACCTACGACTTTGGAGTGGGCGGCTGATAGTGCAACTGACTCAACAAAAATGCCTCTCGCTGGTGGCACGTTTACAGGAGACGTTACTTTTACTGGGGATAGTTCAAATGGGTTATGGGATAAGTCAGCGAGTGC